GGAATACTTTTTGGATGCAATCCGCAACGCCCGCTATCCGCAAAAGAACGAGGCAAGTCAATCGACTAGTCCGATTATCAAGCCAATTCACGACTGGACAAGCCATTTCAGGACGGCATTAGAGTATTTTGCCGATAATGAGCCGTCAAGAGAAAATCAAGGCGCGGTGTTAACCAACGAAGTATATAACACACAACCCATTCCGAGGATTGTTGATGGGAGAATGGAAGAATTTCAATATCAGCAACCCGAGGACTGGCGGTATAAATAAAATGTTTCCTNATAAAAAGTTTTTCTTTTTTAATGATGGCTGGGAGGATTTAGGAGAAGAAAATCCTAAATACCAAACTGTTATTGTTGGAAAATCACAAATTGGAACTGTGACTACGCACGATTACTGTAAAACGATAATTCATATTGGCAGGGAGAACAACAAATTATTCAAATTTTGTCCAAGATGTAAAGTAAAAATTGAAAATGAAAAAAACAATCACATTTTGTTGGGGGAGAATCCCAAGATTTTATCGATTGCCGAAGATGGGATACAATGATCAAACTTACCATAATGGCGTTAAATTCAGGGATACGGTTTGGATTAGTTTTCTTGATGTAGCGTTTGGGGTAAATTGGATAGATGTTGATGCTGCACATTGTTGGCAGGGAAAATTAAAAAATAAATTAGTATGAAAAAAACAATTAAACTATTCAGTTTGCCGATTATTACTATTGAGGAATTAACCCAAGAAGAAGTAAAAGAAAAAAAGGTTGAGAAACAATTGCCCGAGGGGGCGGTGTTAGACGACAAACCTATTGATTTGGAAAAATATGGAAATAATTAAAAAACGATTTAAAGAAAATAGCCACCAGCCGATTGAGAAAATCAAGGAAATGCAGGCCAAATACAAGAATGATTTGGAGCAGCCGAGGGTTGACGGCGACATTAACCCCAGATATGTTGAGTTATATGGGGCAAAGAATTTAAATGTGTCAGGCCAAGATGTGGAGCAGATGGCCAAAAAGAGCCATCGGCTGGCTGGAGTTTTGGACAGGTCCAGAGGCACAAGTAAAAAATACTATTAAAATGAAACTACAAGTATATACAATCACCACCACTCAACCCAAGCCCAAGATAGAATTAAAAGACTTGCGTTGTATGAGTTGTGGCAAGCTGTTGGCAAGGTATTATGGACTTAATGGAATTTTGGAATTAAAATGCAAGAACAGCGAATGCAAAGAACCAATAAACACATTTAAATTTGGATAAATTTATGAATATATATTTAATTATTTTTTATGTATTGCAAGGTATTTCGTTATTGATGTATGCCAATCTCCACGGCAAACCAAAAGAAGGAAAATGGAGCTTTTGGGGAATACTTATTACATCAATAATCCTAACAACTATTGTTACATTAGCAGTTATGTCCGGATAGTCCTTTTTTCCGGCAGGCAGTAAAAGCCTATGTCTTGCCTAGAGTAAGAAGGGAAAGGCGGGGAATGCCTGCGCAAACCTTTTACTTCCTGCCGGAGGAAAGAATAACCGCCCGCGGTTGCTAAAAACAACGGCAGGCAAACAAATGGAAGGAGAAGAAAACACCACTCCCGAGGTGGAAGAAACCACCGAGGAAGAAAAAACCGAAGAATAGTTTTCAATCAGAGGGTCGCAAAGAAGTTTAAAACTTCACAGAACCCCGTAGAGCAATGGAGCAATCCAACGCTTTGCGGGGTTTTTAATAAGCAATGGCAATTTTTAACATTTTCAAAAATACAAAAGCGAATACGGATATTACCGGAGAAGACAAACTTCAAGAGGGCGCGGGGGAATACCGCAAGCTTGTTGAGCTTACTCAAAAAGACGATGATCTGGTGAAACAAATTGACGCCGACATTAAAGAGACAAAACCGCTTTACGATAAAGTAAAGGCAATCCAAGACGAAAATGAAAAGTATTATTTGGGAACACAGCTTGACGACAGCCGTTTTTCTTACGAGTTGCCCGCTGACCAAAACATCCTCTACCGCAATTTGGAGACGATGATTTCAATTATCACCTCAAAACGCCGAGAGCCGATAGTCTTGCCCGCCCAAGACACCGACGAGAGCAAACAGCTGGCCGAGAAAAACCAGCAATTCCTCTCGTGGAAATGGGATGATGATGACCTTGACATCAAGTTGGAGGATTGGATACGCCACGCGTATATCTCGCGAATTGGCGTTTTAAAAATCAAATGGGACAAGGAAAAGGACGATTTCACNATTCAAGTTAAAAGACCCCAGAGGATTTTAATTGACAAAAACGCTACTGATGAGTATGACGCGAAGTTTATCGTCGAGCAGGACAGCGATACTAAGGGGGATTTGATGGACATTTATCCCAAAGCCAAGCAAAAGCTGATTGAGAAATTTGGCGCGGGGTACTTGGGAACGGAAATTAACTATATCAAGTATTGGACAAATGAGTTTGTGGTCTGCAAAGTCAACGATATTATTTTGGAGAAAAAGAAAAATCCAAATTGGAATTGGGAGGAAACCGCCGAAGACAGAAAAAAGAAGTTATCCAAACTAAAAGAAAAATGGACAAAACAAATCAAAGACAAAAAGTTAAAAAACATACTGATTAACTATTTTAACGAGCCAAGAAAGCCGTTTATCATTCTATCTTTTAAGAATTTGGGCAAAAGCATTTATGCTGCCACCACCGACTTTGAGCAGGCCAAGCGCGGGCAGGATATTGTCAACCGAAGAAAACGGCAAATAGACAAGGCCGCAATTCACGCGTTAGGCAGGACGGTAGTTTCGGGGAGCTTTATTACCAAGGACGAGGCTAAAAAGTTAATTGCCAACCCCAATGCGCCGTTATGGTTAAAAGCGGGCAATGCCAATGATGCGATTACTCACGTTGCGCCGCAACCCGTCTCCCCTGTTATTTTGCAGGATTTGCAGGACAGCAAGACGGAGATTGACAACGAAATGGGCGTTCACGGCACCACCAGAGGCGAAAAAGGCAACCAAGAGACGGCCACGGGGCGCAAGGTGTTGCGCGAGGGCGATTTGGGCAGGCTTGATTTGGCGGTGAGGCGCATTGACCAAAAGTTAAATCTTCTTTATGCGTGGATGTTGCAGATGGCCAAAGTCTACTACGATGATGTTCATTTTACCCGAATACTTGGCGCGGAGGGTTCGGCAACATATTTGGAATTTAGCCAAAACGATGTTGAGGACGGAATAGAGGTGCTGGCCAAAAGCGAGATGAGTGCGTTTAAGGCTGAAAAAAGACAACAAGCCGATGAGCGAATTAAAAACAAACTGATTGACCCGTTAACTTACTTTGAAGAATATGACGAGATTGCGCCCAAGGAAAAGGCAAGGCGGATGAGCTTGTATAACTTTGACCCCAAGCTGTATATGGCGCAATTCTTGATGGATGAAAACACGCCCGGAATGGAAAACACCCCAGAGGGCAAAGCGCAACAAGAACAAAAGCAGATTATGCAGGGCGAGCAAGTCCCGCCATATGCAAAGGCCGACAAAGCGCACATCGAGGAACACGCCAAATTTATGAAGTCTGCGGACTTTGCCAATTTGGAAGACGACCAAATAAGGATGGCGATGACCGAACACGTGCGCGCCGAAATTGAGCAAATAAAAAATAACACAAAAGGTTATGCCAGAGGCAATGGAGCGCAAACTGCGCCAGCAGGCGGCCAAACGCCGTCTTACGGGCAAGCATAAAAACGCTTACATTTACGGCACAATGCGTAAAGCCGGATGGAAGCTTAAAAAGTAATATGCCAAGAAAATACGAACTTGACGAAGCGGATATGGAAAACAGAGCTTACGCGTGGAGGCAGGAAAGAGCGCGAAAAGCAAAGGAAATGATGGCTTATGAAAACTCTCCCATATCCAAATACAAGAGAACAACCGCTTATCATCTCCCAGGGGAGATGAGAGATAATCTAAAAGTTGGAGCTAAAAGAATTTTGAGAAAGTTGAAAGGTAATAAGTAATAATTTAGCGGACACAACCGCGTTAAAAAATGTCAATTATTATGGAAAACGATGAAACCACAACGCCGGATGTTGAACCGGAAGCCGACAAATCAATCGGTAAAACATTATCAACAGGAAACGAGGATGAGAAAGGCGTGCCTTATCATCGCTTCAAGGAAGTTAATGACAATTACAAGGCGACAAAAGCCGAAATTGAAGCGTTAAAAGAGCAGTTAGCCAATCTCAAACCCGCAAAACCCGAAGAAGCGGAAAAGGAGCCGGAAACTTGGAAAGAGGTTGAGGAGCGGGCGACCAAGCGCGCTTTGGCGGAAATGAAAAAAGCAAACGAAACCGAACGCGCAAAACAAGCCGAGATTGACGCAAGCATTGAGAATGGCTTTGAGCAATTGAAAGCTCTTGGCCAAAACATTACTCCCGAAATTGAAAAAGCTGTTTTGGAACAGATAGTCAAGACGGGAGATAGTGTTCACGAAGCTTACATCGCAATCAAGGAAAAAATCGTCAAGTCTGAAACCGCAAAACAAATCAAGGATGAAGCTTACATTCCCGAGGCTAAGGGCAAGGGGGATAAACAAAATGAGGTTGCAGTCCCCTACAATATGCTAAAAACACATACGACCGAGCAAATTGTAGCGTGGATGAAAGCCCAGAAAAAATAAACTATGAGCGGAAGAACGTTTAGCGGCGACACTTCGGTGTTGACCGAGACAGTTACTTTAAAAAAGGTTGTTGACGGGATTTTGGATGGTTCCGTTATTCAATCTTTGGTTTTCTCAAAAGCAAGACCATACGCGGGGGTGACCCAAGGTATTCCTTTGAAATATCAAAAGAATACCCAGATGGGTTCTTATACCGGAATGGGTAATTTTTCATCGACCGTTGAAAACAACACGGTGCGGATGTATTGGACACCGGCTTCGATGTATGCCAGCGCGACAATTCCTTCAATGGATGAGGCGGTCAACAAGACCAAATCAATTGTTGATTTGAAACGCTACAAACTGGAAAGCATTAAGGACGATTATTTGGATTTGTGCGCGGACAAGTTCTACGGCAACGGCACGGGCAACGACCCTGACGGGTTGGGCAACATCGTTGATGATGGGACGGTAGCCGCGACTTTTGCCGGACTTACTCGCGCCTCTTATGACGCTTTGGACGCGGATGTTGATACATCGGTGGGAAGCATTGCGCTACCTGACATTGCTGCTTCCATTGACGCGGCCACGATTGGTTCTCACGAGCCTAAGCTGATTATCACTACGCCGACTTTGTGGCGGGCGATTGAAGATTTGCTGTTTCCCAGCATAACGGCTACTTATGGCGCGGCCGGTTCAAGCAGAGGAAAAATCAATCGTTTGGGTGATGTTGGCAAAGGCCAAACATTGACCGGACTTGCGGGATACACGTCCATATATTATCGCGGTATTCCTATTGTTAAAGATGACAAATGCACCAGCGGTTACATTTATTACCTGAATACTGACTTCCTGTATTGGGCGGGATTAGCTCACCCATTGTATGGCACGGTTGATTTGGGCGGTGGAATTATTGAGGGCGTGAACAACGAAGCTCCCTCAAACCACGGGATTGCTTTTACCGGTTGGATGAGGCCGACAAACCAAGATGGTGAAACTTGCCAGCTGATACAATATGGCCAGTTTGTGTGCGAGAGCCCGAGACATCAAGCGGTTGATCAAGGTTGCACCTCGTAGTTTGAAACTTTAACTTATTGCTTTTGGGCTGTTTGACGAAATATCCCTTTATNGGGTGGTCTATCTCAAATAGATAGAGAAAACAGTCTTTTAGCAATTTAAAACAAATGTCTTCTTTAAGAAATGTTAAAAAATACATTCAAGCTGTCCGGCAAAACTCTGGCATCCTCGCAACCGACCAAGTGCAGTTGGTGGCGACATCAACCGTGCCCACGGATAGCAACCTTGCGAACGGCAGATTGTATTATCTCACCGGAACAGGGTTGAGAATGTATGTTGAGGGGACTTGGTATACAATCCCGACATCAACAACAGGAGGTTCGCCATCGTCTTGGGAAGCATTATATTTGCTGGACAAAACGATGACGATTGATAGCACTACGCTCACTTTCAATCTTACTCACGCCACCGGCGACGGTCTTACATTGAGTGCGGGAGCGGGCGCGNCGGGCGCGCTGTTGCAATTCGCCAATAGCGGTTCGGGCAACGATATTCAAGGAACATCTGATACTTGGACTATCAGCAAAGCCGGAGCTATCGTTTGTGTCGGGTTGACCACCACAAGCGATATTACCTCAACCGGAGCGGCGATTGATTGGGATTTGATTGACAACAACTCTTCGGCATTGAGCTTTGATGCAACCGACAAGGCGGGAATTATCGCTTTGGTTACCACCAACAATAGCGAGGGGGTAACGATGAGCGGAACGCTTACGGTTGCCGGCGCGGTTACCGCCTCAACAGGGCTTACTTGCACCGCAGGAGGTTTGACTGTATCAGACGGAACTACCGCTTTAACTGATAATGCTAATACTGCTAACACAGTAACAATTACCAATGACACCCAAACAACTTGGGGCAATGCCTCTGACGCTGGCGTGGTTGTCATTACTGCGGCAAAACTTACCACAGGTTGTTTACTTCAACTTTCAGCGGANGAAAGCGAGTTAAACGGCGGTTCTTATGTCCGATGTTGGCAACAAGACGGCGGTGCTTCGGTATTTACTATCGGTGAAGCGGGCGCGACAACCATTGCCGGTTCTGCTTCGGGGACTGACGCGCTGGTTTTGACTGCCGGCGACATTACGGTGACTAGCGGGGATATTACTATCACCGAGGGTTCGGCGGTTATCACGAATACCGGCAACGAAACAGC